CCCCCAAGGAGACCCTCCCCCCCTGAGGATTTTTACTAAGCCATATGAAAAAATCCAAGAGCAAGACGAGAGCAAGTGAGGGCATCATGACAACACATGAGAGCATCATGAACCCAACGTATTTACACGTGATACCGCGATATACGCATATTACGGGATCCTTGAGTCTTGTTACACGCTCCCGTAAAAATTTGATCAACAGAAAGATATATACCAAAATAGAGTTACTATGAGTCCTCAAGAACAGAAAGAAGCAATCTATAACGAGGTTTACAACCGAATGGCTTTCAATCCCGAAGCTAGTATAATGGAAAGAGCGACACAGAAGACAGCTCTCTATATAGTGGATCTAATAATGGATACTCAGATACATATAAGGGATAGATATATGGAATTAGGGTTTGCTACCTATTGGACACAAGTAAGACAGGAAATTGAAAAAGACATTCAAGCATGGAAGGACTAAAACGTATAACACCGGGGGAGGCAAAAAACTATAGGGAGATAGATATATACGATCCTTACGTTTGCAAAAAAGCTGTGGCGTTTACTCTAACCCCCCCTTCAAAACAATATCCAGCGTCTCTCTACAATAGTTCCTGGGAGGACGTGACTTACTATATGGATTTAAATGATAATAACGAATATCCTTTGATGCAACTTCTTGGTGAGTGGAATACTCGTGATCAAGAAGACAATCAAAATTTGACGGGTTAAAATAAGTTTTTCGAGTTGTATTTTTTGTTTATTAACTATGTGTTAACTTTCCCCTGGTGTTTCTACATCGGGGGTTTTTATTTCCGGGATAACCTGCAGGGGCTGAAAATTAAAAGAGGGAAAGGTATATACGGGTCGGTGCGACACCGCGCGACCACCCTTATCTTGCTTTAGATGATATTTATATACATGATTAAGTTAACAAGTATACTTAAAGAAGATATAGATCAACACAAGCGTAAAGTTTATTTGAAGGCTGCTATTGAGATGGCTAAGAGCTATTCTAGTAGAGGATATACACCTGACGAAGCTATTAAAGATGCTGCACAAGGCATTAAGAATGTTTACGGGTATGAATTAACGGATAGGGATAAAGAAGCTGTAAAACACTTTGTACCTGTTAATGCACAATTCAAACAATAATCGATATTTATAAGCATAATACTTTATAAATGAGTGAATTTAATTATACTAAATGGATGCAACAAAATAAAGTTGGTCCTTACGGCAAAACCTTAAATGAAGGAGATGCACCATTTGATTTTAACAAAGCAGCTATTGAATCTGCTACTGGGGATAAGATTAGTCATACAGAAGAAGATACTTACGGTGAGCCTCTTTATTGGAGTGCAACTAATCCTAATGTAACTTATAGTATTGGTGATAATGATCGAATTATAAAGTATGATAGTGAAACAGGAGAAAGGTACGTAGTTGGTGATTTAAAAAGCTACGATGATCCTGACTTCGATATTGAACCAGATACCGACGCTGATTATGAAGAGCCAAGAGATGATTTCGATATGGCTGGTGATTATAATGATGGTGAATTTTGGGAAGGTGAATTAAAAGAAATGAACAACTGGCTTAAAGCAAGTAAAGCTAAACTACTAAAAGAGCAAAGTGGTGATAATCAATTTACTACTGAAGTAACTGTGGACGTAGTTTTTGACGATGGAGCTGTTTACGAAGGTAAAAAATTAGCATATAAGTATTACTCCAACGCCACTACCATGAAAATTAATTACCTCATTGATATTGAATTAAGATCGTGGGGATTAAAAGGTGTAGTAGTTTACGCTCCATCTGGAGAGCCTGAGATTGAGTTTGAGATTGAGGTAGAAGCAGAAGATGGTGAGAGTGATTTTATTCCTTTTAAGGGTGCTATAGATTGGAGTAAGGTAGATATAGAGAGAGAATATGGTGAAGAAGGATTCCTAATATCTCCTGACTCAATGGAACTTCAATTCGATAAGAATTGTAAATTAACTCAAGGAACCGTAACATATTAACATGAGTGATTTTAACTATAAGCAGTGGATTCAAGATAATAAGGTAGGTCCTTATCGTAAAGTATCTCTAAACGAAAGCCATTTAAGTAATGATCAGTGGTTAGATGCTTTCCAAGATGCTATTGTTGATTTAGATTTACCTGTAGAAGCTTTTCGTAAAATTGTTAAAAGCTTAAATCATGTAGATCCTATAGACGACTATGGCCATATGAGTCCTCAACAAGCAGCAGCAGAGTATGTTGATGACTTAGTTGGAAAGGCTATGAAAGAAGATACTTACACTCAAACATACGACCAAGGTGGTCCTGAAAACCCTCAACCGGAGGATGAACAGTTTCAAGAATCAATGTACGACTTGTATCGCAACCCTGGAGACTTAAATTCTAATATCGAATATTATTCAGACGCAGAACTCGATGCTGATAATGATGTAATGCCTGCCGGCTACAGTGTTCCTAATCCTGGATTGGGTGCTGATAAAAATGCTGCTTGGAAGCAAAAGCCCTTTAATAACGGTAAAAAAGATTACTCTGAACCTCACAAGTATGGATGGTAGCATTTTCTAGCCGTTGGAAATGTGAAAAAAAATCCGTATGTTCTTTTTATATCTAAAAGATATGTTTCCTTTCTTAAAAGAAAAATACTAAAAAAAGAGAAATGAAAAGCTTAAAAGTGCTAACGCTTAAAGGATGTAGTCATTGCAAAAGTGTAAAAGAAGGATTAGCGGAGAGCTCTATTTTGTTTGAAGATTTAGATGCTGATGATAATGATGAGTTAGCTGATAGTGTAGAGGATATAGTAGCTGTTGATAGTTATCCTATAGCCTTAATAGAAGAAAGAAGGCATACAACCTTTATCTATATTACTAATGATGGAGCTAAATTAGGACCAAGAAGATTAGGACCTAATGTACTCGCTGTTGGATGTGTAGATTCTGATTCGTTGCTGAAGAATATTATTTCAAATATGTAAATTATAAACATGCGTTACAAATCCCTTGTTACAAGAAAATTAGAAGAGCTAGATAGTATTATCTTAGGACTCAAGTCTCTTCTCTCTCAAAATCCTACTAGAGAGCAGGTAGAAAATCAATTCGAAAAATCTAAAGCTAAGATTGAAGAAATTCAAACCCTTGTTAATGTAGAACAAGAAGGCTAGAGTTAAGCTGTTGCTTTTACTTTTCTTTTTTGGTATGTTCTAAGAAATATAATTAACTTATGTTATCAGCAGAACAAATTCAACAAAATCTAGAAACCTTTTACGGTATTATAGAAAAGTATATTAAAGAGCCAAGAGCCATGAAGCTTTTCGCTCTATATCAAAAACAAGAAGAGATCCTAGCACTTGCTCCAGCATCTTCAAAAGCATCCTTCCATAATTCATTTCCAGGTGGTTATGTAGATCACGTTATTAGAGTAGTGGAAGCTGCTTTAGTAGTTAGAGATTCTTGGGAAAAGATGGGTGCTACTATCAACTTCACTGAAGAAGAGTTAGTATTTGCAGCTCTTAATCACGACTTAGGTAAGTTAGGCTTAGATGGTAAGCCTCGCTACATTCCTAATGATTCTGAATGGCATGTTAAAAACCAAGGAGCTAATTACAAGCCTAACGCAGAATTACCTTTCTTACCAGTTCAAGATAACTCTCTATTTATTTTACAAAACGAAGGTATTCAATTAACTGTAAACGAATACATCGCAATTAAGATTCACGATGGTTTATATGATGATGGAAACAAGCCTTTCTTAATTTCAGGACAGAACGAATCAAAGTTACGTACTTCTTTACCACTGATCTTACACCAAGCTGATATGATGGCTTCAAGAGTGGAATGGGAAAGAGAGTGGTTAGATAAAGTAGGCGCTCCTGCTAAACCAGCAGCAGCTAAACCTGCTTCTGCTACACAATTTAAGCAACAAGCTGAAGTTAAGAAATTACAAAAAGTAGCTGGTGCTAATCAAGGTTTACTTAACGCTTTAAAAGGAATTTAATATGATATTTGGAATAACTATGCTAGTCCTTTGGGTAGCAACTGTAGTTGGTTGGGTTATTTACAACCTTTACCAAAAGAATGTAAAATTAGAAACAACTGTAATTAACCAAGCTACTTTTATAGCTGGTGTTCAATCTTTAATTGCTACTTCTGATAAAGCTTTGAAAGAGTTGGATGATAAGATTTGGATGGAGAGTGATAAAGAATTACAAACAGTATTCGAAAGTCTTAAGACTATCCAATCTGCATTAAACACCTTCAAAAGACAATAGCCTTGGAAGATTTATTTAAAGTTGAGGAAATAGGTGTAGGCCTAACAAAAGACGGTAAAGTACGCAAACGACGTCCTAAGAAATCAATCGACTATTTTACTTTGGATACTCAACAAGCAATATTAGAATATCGTTTAGAGACTTCCCAAGCAAAAAGAAATGAAATCTTTAATGCAAGGATCTACTATGCTTTTTACAAGTTAGCTGAGAATATTATTCATACATTTAAGTTTTATTACACCGAAGTTGATAACATCAACGAATTGAAGCATGAAGTTATAGCTTTCTTATTAGAAAAGCTACACCTGTATGATGATACTAAGGGAAAAGCTTACTCTTATTTCGGTACCATTGCTAAGCGCTACTTAATCGTATACAATAATAACAATTATAAAAGATTAAAAGGTAAAGCTGCAGTAGATGAAGTAGATGAAGATAAGACTTTGCTAAATGATTTAGTTCTAAGTCATGATGATAATTTAGAAGATGTTACTTTTATAGACTTATATATCCAATACGTAGATGATAATTTACTTGAAATATTCCCCAAAGACCAAGATGCTAGAGTTGGAGATGCTATTTTAGAGTTATTTAAACGAAGAGAGAATATAGATATATTTAATAAGAAAGCTCTTTTTATCTACATTAAAGAGATTACCGATGCCCCTACTCCAATTATTACCAAAGTTATTAAAGTCTTAAAGGGTATATATAAAGAAATGTTGAATAAATATCTTGAAGAAGGTAGCGAAATCAACATTTTCACTCGCTAACTATTTATTTAAAATAGTATTATGGACTTTGATTTTGAATTATACAAAGGTAAGAAGTATTCCGATTTACTACAAGATATAGTAAAGAATCACAAATCTAAACAAACTCAGATCAAAACCTTAGTTGATCAGCTAGTTGATATGGTTCAAGAACCAGGCGATGCTGTGATCGTTGTACCTCTAATTAAAGGTTATCTAGATTCAGATATTAAGAATGATGAAGCCTTAGTTAAAGTTGCACAGATAGCTCAAAAAGCAGCTACTCCAGCAGCTGGTAGTGGTAGTGGTTTTGACGAGAAGGATTTAGAGCTTTTATTTAGCGATATTCAAAAAAGCACTATGCCTTTAGTTGAACAGGAAATTAAAGAATTACCTAACATAGAAAAGTAATGGCATACGGAGTAAATAATTTTGCAAGTGCTATATCTAGTCAGAATCCAGGTGGAGAGATACCAGCTTCTGGTTATATTTTAGGTAGAGTTGCTCACGTAGTATACGGACCCTATCTTTCCAACACAGATATTCCTGATCCTGATTATAATGATCCTACAGACTTGGGTAAGATTAGATTTGTAATACTTAATAGCAGTCAAAGTGATACATCTAATAATCTAGGTAATCAACCTGCTATACCTCTCTATTCCTGGATAAAGCAGTATCCTGTACAAGGAGAATATGTTTTTATAGTAGCTGGTCCTAGTCTAAATCTAAATAATTCTACCGAACAAAAATCTTACTTCTACTTACCTTCTTTTAATTTATGGAACTCTGTTCATCATAACGCACTTCCTAACTTGAAAGATTATGGTGAATACGTGAATGAGCTTAAAAGAACTTATGGAGATAGTTTAAGTACAAATCAAGCAAATAATGCTACAACAGGATCAATTCAATATCCTTTAGGAAATAACTTCTATGAGAAAAGCAATGTTAAATCTTTAGAGATGTTTATTGGGGATGTTGCATTTGAGGGTAGATTTGGTGCTTCGATTAGATTTGGTTCATCGCTATCTACAAACAGAGATAAAAATTATTGGTGGAATGGTCCTAATGGCAACCCAATTACCATACTTAGAAATGGACAAGGTAAACAAATTGACCAAGAAGGCTGGATACCTACAGTCGAAAATATTAATACAGATCCTTCTTCTATCTATTTAACAAATGGACAAGTTGTAATACTAAATGATTTGAATAATTTTCCACTTAATAGTTTTGGTATTACTATAGAACAAACACCTACAGAAGCTATACCTTTAAATCAACAACTAACCAGTATTGATGCTATAGCAGCTTCATCACAAGACCAGAGAATTAATAATCAAAATCCAAACGTAATTGGCTAATGTTTAAACCTGAATTTCCATACAAAGGTGATCAAGTAATTATTTCTTCAGGAAGAGTAACAGCTCATTCCAAAGATGATTTTATTATGTTGTTTGGAAAGAAGGGAGTTGCTTTATCAACTCCTTATAGTGTAAACATAGATGCTAGTGAGAGAGTATTGATATCTTCAGGAAGAATCGAATTAGGTTACAGAGCATCTTTTGAAGGTAGTCCTGTTTTATTAGGTGTCCCAACAGCATTTCAATTAGGACAACTACTAGATGTTTTGCAGGATTTAGGAGAAGCTTTAGGTAACTTAAGCGAATCAAACTTAGCTGGAGCAGTTCCACAGATAAAGAGTGCAGCAGATAGTTTAGCTGGATTAGCTCCTATTGTAAAAACACAATTAAACACAACATGTCTTTCAGACGTAACCTATACTAGATAATGGCAGACATACTTGGAAATACTGGAAAATTTGATGCCTTCAAAAGTAATGCTTTAACTAAATCAGTTCAGACTGGAGGTGTTCAATATAACAATCCATTTCAAACAGTACCTACAGCACCACCTACACCAGATATTCCTAAGTTAAATAAAGAACTTACAGTAGGTAAGAAGTTTGCTAAGCCAAAACCAAAGGATCCCATTGAAACACTTCTTCTAGTTTTTGTAAAGATAACTTCTTTTATAAAGCAGAATACCTATTCTATACTTTGGGGAGCTCCAACCAACCCTCCTCCTAGAGCGGTTATAAAGAATCCTCAAACAGGTTTTTATGAAACAGTAAAAGGATCCGTACAATCAACTGCTCAAAAAGTAAGTAATTTTTTCCAATCTGGATTATTTAATATATTAGATGTAATAAATTCTCTAGATTTATGTGGTATTATTTCTTATCTAACAGATCCAACTAACTCTAGAGGTAGAAAGCGTCCACCAAAACCATGGACTCCTGATCAAATAGCATTGTACTTTGTACAAGATCAAGCGAGATATGTACAAAAGTTAATCGATAAATACACTGCTCTTCCTACAGACTTGGTGAGAAGTTATTCAACTTTAGAACCAAAAAAAGAAACCCAACAGCAAGCAGTGTCAGGTTCAGGAGCGCCTATTGGAAAAGATCAAATAGCAGGAACAGATGTACAAAAATTTAATCTATATAATCTAATACAAGAGATTAAAACTGCTTTTACTGTAGGAGGTCCTAATTCTATTCTTACTGCACAAGATGCTACTATAATATCTCAAGTACCTGGACTAGGTGCTAATCTTAATTTTATAGATGACTTTGTTGCATTTGCTAACAGGTATACAGATTATAGAAACATAGATAACGAAGACTTACAGAAGCTTCTTCAAAAAATTAATGAAGTAAGATCTATATGTGTCACTATTCAAAATCTTAATTTTAAAGGTGCAGTATTTTTAGTTGATGAGCTTTTAGGAGGAGATTTAAGAAAGGATATTCAAAAATTATCAAAGTATATTGATCCAACTAAACTTCTACCAACTCTGAAGCAGATATCTCAACAGATAAATGCTTTTGTTAAAATGGCTCAAAAGATATTCAACATTATATCTCAAGTTCAGTTCATTATTAAAATACTTATAATACTCTTAAAAGTTTTAAAGTTCTTAGTGAAGTTCTTCTTAGTAAATGTACTTCCTACTATTTTTACTACTTTGGGTATAGTGGCAAGCTTAGAAAAAGCTAGAGAAGATGCTCAAAGTTTTATAGAAAGAATAATGAAAAGACTTGAGCAGATTAATAGCTTAATGGCAGTAGTTCTTTCTCTCGTAAGATATATTCTAGCAAATGCTATTGAGTTATTATTTAGACTTGAGACTTTAATTGCTAAATTAGAGGCTTGTGAAGCAATGAAAGATTCACCTGTCTTAGATGACCTAAAAGCTAGTTATGATAACTTAAAACAAATTAAAGAACAGTTAGAAGCTTATGTAGCAAATTATGATGGTAAAACAAATCCTGATAATTCTCAATTTGGAGAATATAGCATTCGTGTAGTAGACGAGGAGTTAACAGATCCTACTATTCCTAATAAGCGTAGAAGAGGTATTGCTTTGAATAGACAGGGTGTACTTGTAGCTCAATCCGATTTAACTTTTGCAACAAATACTTCTATCATTATTCAAGAGGTAAAAGTTAAACTTGTTAGCCAGGGCTTAATAGCACCACAATTTAACATATTATCTGATCAAGACCTAGCAACAGTCTTCACATCAGCTCAGTATTTAGATAATGATGATGTTTTATCAGAAAGTTTCGACTATAATGATTTACTACAAGAGAGTGTTGATTCACCTGATAATTTAGATGAGACTGAAGGTATAGGGTTAAATGCATTTATTAATAACTTAAAAGGTGGAAAGCGTTTAAGAAAGAGAACTAGAACACAAATGGCAGCTAATAAGAGAAAGTTAGCATCTAGTATAGCAAGTGTGGAACCGGAGGGTAGATTGTCAGGAGGTTTAGCTAATAAGCAATTAACCGAAGCTAATCAGTTAGAATCTCAAAATGTAAAAGATGATATTGATACTTGGAAAAAAGAAATAGCTGTTGCAGCTACACAAGGACCAGCAGGTTATCCAATTATAGCAGATAGAAGTAAAAAGATTAAAGAAGCGCAGCAGAAACTAGCTTCTTTACAAACAAGAAAGTAAGAAATTAGTTAAACAAATATTTATAATCGTATGGGAAAATTAGATTCATTTAGAAAACTTATAAGAGAGGAAGTGAGAGCTGTCTTTCAAGAAGAACTTGCGTCTATACTAAAAGAGGCTATTATTTCAAATAAGCCAACAATTACAGAATCAACAGCGCCTAAGAAAGCTATTATTCCAGGAACCCTTAATACTCAACCAGTTAGAAAGATGGCTGCTCCGATTTTAAGCCCAAACAATCCATTAAATAGCTTACTTGCAGAAACAGCAAACGCTATGTCAGGAGATGATGTGGAGACATTTAGTTTTGATTCTTCGGATGCTATGGGATTTGGAGGAGCTCAAATGCTTAGAGAAGCGGCACCAGTAGTTGACTCAGTAGATCAAATGTTAGCCACTGCAAGACCGAGTTCTAATATGGATGCTATCCAAATTAATGCAGTTCCAGATTTTACAGCTTTAATGAATAAAATGCAACAAAACGGTCAAATTTAATGGCATATAATGTACGAAATATTAATGTATTAGACTTAAGACCTTCAACAGGTATTGGAGTTTCATTGCCATTTCGTAATCCTGCTGTATTTGAAACTGTTTACAACACTAAAGATCAAATTAAGTTTAATTTAATTAACTTTTTACTAACAGATCCAAGAGAGAGAATCTTTAATCCTGCTTTTGGAGCTGGTATACGAAGTAGATTGTTTGAGCAAATAACTAATAGTACAGCTGAAGATTTAGATGCTTTAATAAGATCTGGTGTAGAAAGGTACTTTCCCAACGTAGTTATAACTGATTTAAGTTTTGGAGGTAATCCTGATGAGAATACTTTAACAGTTAATTTTTCATATACAATAAGAAACACAAGAGAGTCTGACAATATAATTTTAAGTATAAATGGCTAATAAAGATATAAGGTATTTAAATAAGGACTTTGCAACCTTCAAAGAAGCGTTGATTGAGTATGCTAAGGCATACTATCCTACTTCCTATAATGATTTCTCTACATCATCTCCTGGTACTATGTTCATTGACATGGCTTCCTATGTTGGAGATGTATTAGCATTCTACTTAGATAATCAAACTCAAGAGACTTTTTTAGAATATGCAAAGCAGCCTTCTAACTTATACAACTTAGCTTACATGCTTGGTTATAGACCAAAGGTTACTTCAGCAGCTATTGTAAACTTAGATGTGTATCAACAGCTACCAGCATCAGGTTCTAGCTATGCACCTGACTTTAACTATGCAATGACAGTTGAAGAGGGAATGCAAATTAGATCAAATGTAGATAATACAATATTCTTCTACTCTCCAAATAAGGTAAACTTCAATTTATCTTCTTCTATTAACCCAACTGAAATCTCAGTTTACACGACAGTAGGAGGTAACCCAAACACTTATTTGTTAAAGAAAACAACTCAAGCTATATCAGGTCAAGTTAAAACAACTACTATAACTTTTGGCGCAGCTGAAAGATTTCCTGTTAGAACTATTCAAGACACTAACATTATTGAAATTTTAAGTATTACAGATAGCGATGGTAATAAGTGGTATGAAGTTCCTTACTTAGCACAAAACTATATTTTAAAGCCTGTACAAAACACTGCATTAGCATATCCTCAATTATATCAAGAAGCTAATGAAGTTCCTTACATATTAGAAAAAGAGATTGTACCTAGAAGATTTGTTACTAGATTCAAAGAAGATACTACACTAGAATTAGAATTTGGTGCAGGTGTATCAGCAGTTTCTGCTTCTGGTTATTTACCTAATCCTAATAATGTAGGTATAGGAACTGTAAATGGTATTACTTTATTGAATACTGCCTTTGATCCAACAAACTTTGTTACAAACGATGTTTATGGATTAGCACCTCAAAACATTACTTTAACAGTAACTTATTTGGTAGGTGGTGGTGCAGTATCTAATGTTCAAGTTAATCAACTTACAAACATTGTAACAAGTACTTCTGTATTTGAAAACACTCCTTCTAATCCAACTTTAGAAGCCGCAGCTTTAGCTTCTTTGGCAGTTAACAACTCTGAAAGAGCAATTGGAGGTGGTGATGGTGATAGTCCTGAACAATTAAGACTTAATACTCTTAATCAATTCCCATCTCAAATGAGAGCTGTAACCCAACAAGATTATCTTGGGATGGTGTTAGGTATGCCTCCTAAGTTTGGTCAAGTAGCTAAAGCATACGTAACGAAGGACGAAGCAACATTCTTCCAGTATGTAGTTAACCAACCAGGTGAAAGAGATCCTTTAGCAACTTCAATTTATTTATTAGGTTATAATGCAGACGGACAATTTGAAGTACCAGGTCCGGCATTATACAAAAACATTCAAACATACTTGAGAGAGTATAGAATGTTAACAGATACTATTAGATTGAAACCAGCTTATATTATTAATATTAAAGTTAACTTCGATATTATTATTAGACCTAACTATCCTGCAAGAGAAACTGTAGGCTTGTGTTTAGATTTATTAAAAGCTTTCTTTAATAGAGAGAATTGGCAAATTAACCAACCAATTATATTATCTACAATCTATACCTTGTTAGATCAAGTGGCAGGTGTTCAGACAGTTAATAAAGTAGCTATTACTAACTTATCTGGAACAGATACAGGTTATTCACAATATAGTTATGATATAGCAGGTGCAACCTTAAATGGTGTAATTTATCCTTCATTAGATCCTAGTATTTTTGAAGTTAAGTTTCCTGATATCGATATTCAAGGACGCGTAGTAACAATGTAATAAAATGGCAGTATACAACATATTCGCATCAGCAGATGCAACACTTTATTCGAGATACCCATCCAAAAATACTGGTAGGGATGAAGTATTGGAAGTTTCTGTTAAGAACTCTCAAGCTGGCTTAGCGTTCTATAATAGAGAACAGTTAATTACTCAGAATCCATACTACACATATGACTTAGCTGCTAATGCAGAATATAGTACTTCAGATCAAATATTTCCTTTAAATGATGTGAGAAGAGCTGTGTTACAATTTTCTCCAACGGATATTGCACAACTTAAAACATTTGCTTCTCAATCTGTAAGTGGATCTTATCAAGCAAACTTACAACTAAGTTTAGCTTTTGCTCAAAATCTTAGTACAACTTATTCTTTAGATATACTTCCTTTATCTCAATCATGGGTAATGGGTACTGGTAGATTTGCTCAAGTACCACAATCATCAAATGGAGTATCTTGGAACTACACTGGAATTTCAGGTAGCTCACCAGCTTGGGTTACAGGAGGTGGAACTTGGAATACAACTTATACAGGAAGTCAGTATTTTGACTATATGTCTGATAAGGATGTAAATGCTAATATTACATCTATAGCAAGAGCTTGGTTTAGCAGCTCTATTCCAAACTATGGAGTAATTGTAAAGCATCCTGATGTTATTGAAAACTTATCAAGCTCTTTCATGGACTTGAAATTCTTTTCAGTAGACACTCATACAATATACCCTCCTACAATTCAATTCAAGTGGGACGACGCATACTACTTTCCACAAGGAACTAATTATGTTTTAAACGATCAAATAACAGTAGTACTTGCAAACAATCCAGGACAATTTACCCAAGGAAATGTTTACAAGTTTAGAACTGGTGTTAGATACACCTATCCACCAAGAACATTCTCTACACAATCTGCATACCTAAATCAATTATACTTATCTGAACAGAGCTGTTGGGCTTTACAGGATGTTAAGACAAACGAAATGGTAGTTGACTTTGATGATAATTATACAAAGTTAAGTGCTGATAGTGTAAGTAATTATTTTACAATGTATATGAGTGGGTTGGAAGTTAATAGATTTTATCGTATATTCATAAAGACTAAGATTTACTCAACTACATTTGGTCCACTATCCATATACGATAACGAGCAATCAATTTATAATGCCCTGTCTTTATACTCATCTTCTGACTTAGCTCTGCTACCTGCAGAAGAAGTAATATTAACAGGACAGAACTTAGTATTTAAAGTTGTACCATAATGAGTGAAAAAGTTGAATTAATAAAAGAGGTATATGGACGTACGACCTACCCTAGAGTTGTTAACACTGCTTTTAGTGAGTTGTATGTTCCTCCTACAACAGTATCTGTTACAGAACAGATTACAGTAGAAGCTTTTTTTGATTTATACACACAGTTATTCTTCGAGATTCCAGCAACAGGCGAAGTAAACTCTCATGAATACTTAGTAGCAAGAAGTACGGAATATTTAGGAGGTGTGGTATTGACAGATACAGAAAAGGCTTATATAGAAGAGATAAATTCTTTGAGACAACAATTATTGGACGCAAACGCGAACTACGCAGACTTAACTAGAATTATATAATGGAGATAGTTGATGTTACATATTTAGGATCAAATCCACAATACCAAGAGTATAACAACTCTGACTTAACTCTGGTTAATAAAGCCTTAATCACCCCTACCTTTGGTGGACCGACTGATTACATTGAGATGTTTATCAAAAACCAGTCTGGAGAAATTATAGGGAGTAGCTACGATTTAACAAAGTACAGTATTGGAGATAATATTAATCCAAAAAATGGTGAAACAAGTGTTCTTTATTTGGATCCAGAAGTAGATGCTAGGGATCAAGGTTTTAATAGAGGTAGCGTAAATGTAAAATATAACTTCTTTAGGAGATTTATTGCTTCAGGTCCTAGTCCATCTACAAACTTTTGGATTAAAGAAATCTCAACTTCTAGAACTGAAATTAAATGTGCTCGCCAAGATTTATCTAACTTAGAGTTATCTGCTGCATTTAACGAATTTAACAATGCTTTAGGACAGGATGCTTACTATCCTGACTTCTTACTCGACTTTGGATTAGACATTCAAATAATCGCTGTAAATGCTGTCTATGTAGAAGAGGCTGGACAGGGATATGTTATCTTTAAATTATATGAGCCATTACCTGATGAGTTTGATCTTAAGTCAACTTTTTGGGTCGTGTACCAAATAGCAGAGCCTGCTGAATTTAATGTAACTATTAATGTAACTCCTGAATTACTACCTACTTCTTTTCCTTTACGAGGACCAAACTACAAAGTTAACATAACAGATAAGATTGGTAAAACAACTCCTTATTACAATTATGCTTCTTTATTCCTAACATCTGTCACTTCTTCTTACCAACAGTTGAAGTCTATGATGGATGAAAAAGGCATTCAGATAAATGTAGACTATAGTGACTTTTCTAATTTTATACACTTTTCTTCTATAACAGAAAGATTGTATAACTTTACATACAAAATTCAGCAAATAGAATCTTCATCCGCTGCTTTAGCTCAAACTAACACTAGTTCATCAAGAGTTGCTACTCAAAGTGAAATAGACAATATTATTACTAAGTTTGATGGATACGAATACTATTTGTATTTCTCTTCTGCATCAACAGCTTGGCCTAAGACTTCGACAACACAACCATATCCTTTATATTCTGCTACATCTTCTCAAGTTATAAACTGGTTAGGAAATCTGAATACGATTCCTAATGGTGATGCGACTATGAGCATGTACTACTCTGCTTCAGAGTATGACAATACTAATAAGGATTGGTTACAGTATACGACACCTGCTTATATTAGAGAGGATTCAAACAACACTCCATATCTAGTTTTCTTAGATATGATTGGACAACACTTCGATAATATTTGGATTTATTTAAAGGATTTAAGTAATAGATATTCTGCTGAAAATAATCCTTTCGTAGGTATCTCTATGGATCAAGTAGGTGATGCATTAAAGAGTTTTGGAATTAATTTATATACTAATACGAATGTATCTGATAACATTTACTATTCTATGTTAGGTATAAACCAAACTGGTTCATCATTACCAATTACTTCAAGTGGATATTCTCGAGTAAATATAGCTAGTAGTAGTTTATTTCCTTTAGCAGGTAATTCTTATTTAAGCTCTTCTTTATTCTTACCACCATTTGGGGAAGAGAAAATCAAGCAATATGTAACCACATTTGTAACTGCATCAGCAGGAGTTACTTCAAGCTTTGCAACACTACCAGCAGAACAATTAAAGAATGAAATTTACAAACGCTTGTATCATAACCTAGCTTATTTACTTAAGACAAAAGGTACTGATAGAGGTGTGAAAGCTTTGATTACTACTTATGGTATTCCTGAAGATATTTTAGCAGTTAATGAATATGGTGGTTATAATATCTACGAGATAGCAGGTATTCAAGAATTAAATAACGATAACATTACTACAGGTAGTGTTTTGAATATATCAAGTAGTTTACTATCTCCTTATACAACTTTACAATATTACCAAAACGACTTTGATAAAACTTCTGCAGATGTTGAAGTAGGCTTCTCTCCTGCAGATGCTATCAATGCAGCAATTACTTCATCAGGTATTGTAACAGCTTCTAACGAACCAGGATATTTTAATATCATGCAGTATATTGGAGCTCCAAATTTACAATATTCAAGTTCGTATACTCCATTAGTTGAATTAGAAAATACTTTCTTTAGTGCTAGCTTTACAGGTAATAGTCAAACAAGTCTACAAAGATTTAATGTTTGGGACTTTATTAGAACTATAAAATACTACAACAACTCACTATTCAAAATGGTGAGAGATTTCGTACCTGCAAGAGCTAATTTAGCTTCAGGTATTATTGTTAAATCTCACATCTTAGAAAGAAATAAGTATGCTAGACATGAGCCTACTTTTACTTTTGAAGACTACGAAGGAATGATTGATATCGGATCTGTAACAGGATCTGATGCAGATGTAATTAGATATTCAACTGGATATACTGCTTCTGTTAGAGTACAGTATAGCAGTGCTTCTAACTACTTAGCTACAGCATCAGGATATGTTTTACAACCTTCGAGCTATGGTGTTGAAAAGTATAATGGTGAATTTAGTGGTTCAGTAATTCAAGCTAGTTATAATTATTTCCCGCAACTAGGAGTTTCAAGCTACATATATCCTTGGACATCTTCCGTAGCTCCATCTCAGCATGGAGGTGCAAATAAAATGTTCTTAACATATCCATTAAATTATCTAACTAATAATGTAACAGGATCTGTAATTTCACAAAGATTTTTAGATTTAGATTATAGCTCTAATCAAATCGTTCCTGTAAACTATGGATTAATTACACAATCTCTACTAGATACAGAAGCATTTGGTACTACTTACGTAAGTCAGCAACCTTACTCACAGTACGCACAAGTACAAGATTACAACTATGCTTTAAAAAGAAGTGTGTTACCAAGATACAGTGGATCTATTTTATCTGGACTAGTTTACAACCAATTTACAACTCAAAGCGTATCCTACTCAGGAGATATCTCTTATGGGGAAGATCCAGTAATCAACTATTATTCTGATAAGCTTGGATATTTCGTACAAATTGAATCTAGCTCTTTTATACCCGGAGCCGTAAATGCCTCATTAGCTTACTTTGCAGATGTATCAGGTGGTTTGTTTGAGTTAAACCAAAATAACAACAACTGGCAAGATCTTCAAAATATATTTGTAGGAGGTGAAACTTTAACTATCAAACAATTTGACAACCAAAAGTTCAGTAACCAAGTAGCAACAGATGGTGTAAAAGCAATTTATAATAGTGGATACAACTACACCCCACAACTCTACTATAATTCTGCTAGTGATGGTCGAATTTATTTCTCTTATCAAACAGGATCAGTAGTAGGTTCGTTTACAGCAACCAACCAATCTAACTTTTTTATTAGTGGTGCTGCAAGTCCAAGATACTTAGCAAATCCTACCAATGGATTCATCTATAATATATTTGATTTAGAAAGTGCAGACTCTGCTAACTACTATTCTCCTGGTACAGCATCTTTACAATTCTTCCCTACATTTTCATCTCCAACAGCAGGAACTAGAACATTTACTGCTAATATGAATGTGAATGTGGAATTTCCAACAGCTGGACAACAAGCAACTTATAGCTTAGTTTTAACTAAGAATAATGTAGCCATGACTGGTGGATCTGTTACAGCTGGATTTGCTTCTATTGCGTCGGGTGGTACTACTTCTTTCGGACGAGTTAGTACCATATCTCCTGATCAATATGTGTTAACTTTTACGACTTTTAGCTTATCTCCTAATGTTACATCTGGCCCATTTGAAGTATTTGTAAATGGAGCATCGCAAGGAGTAAAAGGTGCTGCTGATTCTAAAATTTTCTGGAAATTATTTTATTACACATATCAAGCAACCCCTACTCAAACAGTTTCAGAGGATGGATACTTTGCAACATCAATTTATGATACTAGTGGAGAACTAGCTACATATATTAATACTTTGACAAGTACTTTTGATTACGCAACTCCATTAACGCAAATTATAGCAACAGGTTCAACATCTGGAACAAGTGTTTTAAGTAGTACTTTAAATTTAAATGTTACAACTACAGTTGATAGCTTTAATGCAAACGATATTGTATCTGTTAAACTAAAGCAACAAGTTACAGCATCTGGTCAAAACTTTACAGCTTCTGTAACAGCAGGAACCTTTACATTTAGCGAAACAGCTCAACAAGGTGGTTACCCATTCGTAACAACAGCATCTGCTGCATTTATTACAGGATTATCAAATCCAACTAGCCAAACCGGATTAATCACTTTCTCAAGTGCCATCTCAGCATATTATGGTTACCAGCAAGTACCTTATTTCGTCTCCGGTGGTACAACTTACTATAATAGTTTGTATGCTCAGTATGGGGATATAAACACTACCTTCTTACCTCAACAGTATGATAAAATAATCCTACAAGATTTTAGAGG